TCTTTTCCCAAAGATCTATTACGTGACCTCTTGAAACAAGACGCGCCGCGTTCTTTGTATTCTTTTAAATACATCTTATAATCTTCTTTGCTAAGTTCTTTCATCACACACTCCTTAAAAAGCAAAAAGCAACCTAACTCCGTTAAACCTGTCAAACAGAGTCAAGTTGCTTTTATGTGCCCCCTAATTTTTAATACTACCATACTTTTAATTTTGTGTCAAGCTTAAAATGCATCAGCCCAAGTACCAGTCATGGCACCCTTCGCATATTCCGTAGCTCTGTTCTCAAAAAAGTTAGTATGTTCTACTCCGTTTACTACCCAATCGACCCATTCGAGTGGGTTTTCTTTGACTCCATAGTTAGGCTTTAACCCTAGCTGTAGTAGTCTTCTATCAGCTATGTGCCGTATATATTGTTTGACCTCATCTGGAGTGAGTCCTTGAACAGGGCCCAAGGCAAACGCCAAGTCAATAAATTTATCTTCAAGTGATACCATATCACGACATATACTATATAAAGTTTTCTTAAAATTATCATTCCACACCTTAGGTTTTTCATCCAATAGACAATGGAATAATTTAATCATGCTCTCCACATGATGTGATTCATCTCTGATAGACCATGCGACAATCTGTCCCATGCCTTTCATTTTGCCAAAGCGGGTAAAGTTTAACAACATAACAAAGCTGGCAAACAATTGAAGACCTTCTCCGAATGCAGAGAACACCGCCATATCCCTTATCATTTGTTCTTCCGCCGTGCCCCCTTTACTTTTCCAAAGGTACTCGTGCTTGTCATTCATAGCTTTTATTTCTTGGAAAGCCTGGTAGTCTCCATCATCCATACCTATTGTATCATTCAATAAGGAATAAGCATGGGCATGATTAGCTTCACTTGTTGCTATAGCTGATAGCATCATGCGTATTTCCAATGGTTTGAACAAAGGTATATAAACATCCATGTAAGCTTGCGCCACATCAACGTCTCCTTGCGTGAAGAATGTGAGTATTTGTTTTACTAAATTCTTTTCAGGCTCGTCCATCCTATTGTTCCAATCATTAACATCTTCATGTAAGGATACTTCACTTGGTAACCAGTGCATCTTCTGTTGCGTATCGTAGGCTTCAAATGCCCACGGATAACTAAATGGTTTGTAATAATTTCTTTCTTTAAATATGCTCATTGATTCTACCTCTTATGCTTGGCACATGACACAATCTTCTTCGTCATCCTGCCTTACTTTCCTTTCTATTTTTATCGATATGTTTTCCGTATGCTTTATTGCTTCACTTCTACAATAATACAAAGTCTTTAATCCCTTGTACCATGCACGTTTGTGTACGTTGTTTAATCTCCTCACGTTAACATCTGGTGGGAAGAATAAATTTAAACTTTGGGCTTGACAAATATATTTTTGACGCGCTGCAGCCAAGTCCACAAGCCAAGCTTGATCAACTTCAATTGCTGTTTTAAATATATTTTTTTCCTGCGCATTGAGGAAGTCGAGTGACTCAACTGATCCTCTATTAGTAATAATAATTTTCCAAACATCTTTTGTATTTTTTCCTTTCTTCTCTAATAATTCTTCTAGATATTTATTCTTAATTAAAAAAGAACCACTCAAAGTCTTTTGCGAAAATGCATTAGCGCGTAAGGGTTCTATACTTGGAGAAGTATTACCACAAATAATAGAGCTACTTGCATTGGGTGCAATGGCTACCATATGTGAAAATCTTTTACCCGTTCCCTTAAGGTCGGGTGCTTCCCCTCTTTCCTTTCCTAATAACATATTCGCCGCATCACATTTATTCTTGATGTACTTAAATATTTTTAAGTTGGGACCCATGGACATGGGGCTTTGTAATGCAATGCCACTACGCTGTAGATAAGAATGAAAACCCATAGTCCCCAATCCCACTGAACGCTCAGACTCTGCACTTGTGACAGCCTTCTTCATGGTTAAGGGGGCACTCCTAATGAATTTAGTGAGAGTGTTGTCTAGCATTCTCATTAAGTCCTCTATAAATAATTCCTCCTTTGACCACTCATCAAAGTATTCTAAGTTAACACTTGACAAACAACACACGGCTGTTCTGTCCTCATTGGTAGGCAAGGTAATCTCACTACATAAATTGGAGTGATGAACCTTTAACCCTTTGTCTTTTAATTCCTTAGGCAATCCCTTATTAACCGTATCAATGAACATAAGATAAGGCTCGCCCGTTGATATCCTAGCTTCAAGGATCTTTATCCATATGCTTCTAGCTTTAACTGTCTTTACTTTTTGTTTGCTGTTGGGGTCAATTAAATCCCAATCACCATCATCTTCCATAGCTTTCATAAACTTGTCTGGAATTATAACGGCGTGGTGCAGGTTAAGATTCTTTCTATTGATGTCACCACCTGCAGGTTTTCTCATCTCTATAAACTCTATTATTTCAGGGTGTGAAACATCCATATAGCTGGCGTAAGACCCACGTCTGGTGGCACCTTGATTGAACGCCACCATTTGGGAGTCCACTACGTGCATAAATGGAATAACCCCTGTAGTCTTATTACCTTTGCTAGTTGACTGTCCCTGTGAGCGTATATGGCCCCAATAACCCCCTATTCCGCCCCCCATACTCGATAACCAAATGTTCTCGGTATAGTGCGCCGCTAATCCTTCTCTGCTATCGGGTACATAATTTAAAAAGCAACTGATAGGCAAACCCCTATCTGTTCCCCCGTTTGACAGAAGTGGAGAAGCAAACATAAACCAAAGATTTGAAACATATTTATATAGTCTTTCTGCATGTGCTTTATTATCAGCAAATGCTATACATGCTCGGGCAAAAGCTTCTTGTGGAGTCTCCTCTGTTGGTAATAAATATCTGTCCTTTAAGATATCCACAGCATTAGTGGGCAGTAGGGTATCTTTGGTTTTATCAATATCTAATTTCATAATTTATTTTACACTCACACTTCTACAGTATATCACTTCTGCCTATTGAGGTCAATCACTTTCTGCATGGAAAGACAATATTCCCTTCGATTTTTATGTAACCAGAGTCCATCATGGCTCTGATCGTCTGGTCTAACTCACCAGGATTTGGGATTTTTCTAAGTAACTCGCGCTTGAAGGCACCCAATCTTACATGCCTTCTATTTTTCAAAGCCATTGTAGCCTCGAGCCATACTCCCATGTCATGTACGATCCTTCCCGTTCTTGCCATGCCAAATCCTTCTAAAGCTTTCGGCATATTCTTTTCCATTTCAAACATTATTTCTTTAGTGTCTTCCCAATCCTCTTTCATTATTTTTCTTGTTGATCTTCGTGAGGCTGAAACAGACATCGCAACTTTTAAGTAATGAGATACACGACGTTGGCAATACTCTGCCAAGTGTGGGTCGGTTGGTTCTGGTTGCAAGTTGTAATAGATATCTTCATTAGCTTTCTCAAAAGCGTCCTTGTCAAATTCCATAGGCCCATACATTTTCGCAACGTGTCCTAAATCATTTCTTAAATTATCAATCGTGTTATCACTTATAACTTTTTGATTTAAGTCTTGGGGTATTCTTTCCCCTTCATAAAACACGGGAAGTATTCTTGATAGTAACCCTTGTGACTTTGCATCCTCTGGTAAATTATCTACAAACTGTTCTGGTGTTGCACATGCAATCCAATTTAAACAAGGTCCTTCAATAATATATTCACCCGCTGTTTTTGTTTTATGGCTATAGGATTCTTTACTGTCCCACATGTCCGTCATAAACATTTGAAGATACCTTTCGTTCCTTCCCATGAATGTACCAAACTCAGATGTAACTAAAGTTAAAGATGAATCAAAGAATTGTTCTTGTCTGGGATTACTTAAACGTAAATCCAATCGTGTTATCTTTGTCATGTCAACTGCTAATTTTTCTGGAGTTATTCTATCTTGAATAAGATAAAGAGGATGATTTCTTAAACCATATTGGTCAAGACCTGTGTTAAAATTGTGGTCATCTTCCGTTGTACCTACTGGCGTGGTAAGTCTGTTAAATACTTTTGAAAAAGGAAGTATTAAACTTACAGATTTATTACGGCCTGGTGAGGCAATAAGTATTACAAATAAATTAGAACCTATGTTATAGTTAGGCATAGGAAACCATACCCGTCTACCCAATGCACCAGAGATGGACGAAAGCGCTGTCCATTTAGCGAATGGTTTGGGGATGGGACTATTCTTTATGGCATCAACACATGCCTCCACATAATCTGTATAATTTCTTGCCATTATTTTTCATCTAGAAACTTGATATTTTCTGGGGGTATGTGAACTAATTTAACCACCGTAGATGTTGTTTCAATCCACACATTGCCATCTTTGTTTCTTATTAATGAAGGTCCTTCTATCTCTGCCTCATTGCATATGGTAGAAAATTCCCCTTCCTTTACTAGTATCTTTCCGTCTTCTACGTATATTCTTTTTATTGTTTTTTCTTCCATGCCACCATGTCCTTCCATGTATTACCAACCTCAACTGAAGAAGGTATAATCATTTCTTTTCCCTTAACGGTTAAGGGATTGTGCATTTGTTTTAAAACTTCTGGCATTAACTTATCCACCTTATCCACATCACATTGACCCAAGATGGCATCATGGACTTGTCCTAATATATCCAATCCGTCATGTCTTAAATTCTTCCATACTTTTAACAGCCCAAGGTTAAGTAAGTCTCCTATTGTGGATTGGGGTACGTAAGCAATGGCTTGTCTTAGGGTAGAGTTATCCGTTAATCTATCCCAGAACTGTCGCCGTCTGCCCATAGGGGTAATCAAACAACCCGTTTGTTTTAATTCATTAGACACTTCGGTATGCCAAGTACGTATACCTGGAAATGCGCCTTTAATTTTCACAAGTGTTCCCACTAATTCTCCTCCGTCTATTAATTCTTGGAAGCCCCCCTTATTATCTTGGTTGTGCCACCGTTGTAAAGAAGCTAATGGTATCACACCTCCGTAATAAAGCAACTGAAATCTTGTCGCATGTGATAGTTTTATTTTTAAATGTTTAGCTAATGCATGCGCTGACATCCCGTAGTTAGTACCATGACCCGCTCGTTTACACATGTCACGATAAGTGAAGTGTAAATAATAAGGCTTATTGGCCAGTGCCCTGTCTTGTTCAGGGTCATGAGACCAGCCCAAGTTAGGCCAAACCATCTTAACAACTTCAGTATGCAAGTCCGTGCTTTCACATGCATTTATATAATCATTATCTCCTGCCACATAAGCAGTAACTCTTGACTCCGCTTGTTCCAGATCGGCATAGAACATTATCTTTCCCTCATCTGGAATAAATATGGAACGCAATTCTTTTGTAACGTTTTGTAAATTAGTTCCCGTTCTCCACGGGCTTTCAGATGATGACCACCTGCCCGTCTCCGTGCCTGCCACATTATAAGAACAACGTATCCTTCCGTCCTTATCACGCTTGGATTCAAGAACAGATTCTTGTTTAGTTATATCACGCAACGCAAGTATGGTGTGGCAAAAAGGTTTTGCTCTTGGATAAAATTCCCCAAGTTGTTCAAGCGCCGCTCTGTCTGTCGATATCTTTTGTTTGCCCCCTTTGTAAGATACAACGGGCGGCAATCCTAAATGCTCATATAAAATTTTCTTAAGTTGCACGGGGCTGTTATGGTTTAAATCTTTTTCCCATACAGCTTGAGCAAACAAATCAAGCATGCGTTTTAATTTTAATCTTCTCTCTTTTAAAAGGTTTTTCTTTTCCTTTACAGCTTTCTCATCAACCCTCAGCCCTCTTAACATCATGTCCATTGCAGGTTGTAGGCTGTCCAATTCAAACAGATAAGTCTTCTTTGTTAACCCATCAAACTCTGGAAAAATCTTACCCCATATTTCATGAGTAAGTGCGCAATCAAGTGCGCAGTATACCCATTCCGTTTGTTCGGAATTTAAATCTATCTTATTTATTTCTGTGTTTTTTACTATCTTCATTAGATAATTCTCCTGCTATTGCTGAGTATCCCACCATGTCAATGTATGTATCGGCACTTGGATTACCAAATTTAGCTCTTGCTATTTTCAAGAGCAACATAAGGATTGCCACATCATGTGCAGATACATCATGATCGAGATAAGCAGACCATAGGTCAGCAATGTTTTCATGGTTTTCCTTTTTGTTTCCGTATTCGTGTTCTCGTTTTCCTTCCAACAATTTTAAAGCTGTCTTTAAATTTTCTTTTATCTTTATCATCACGCACTCTCCTTATTAATTCATACAATTCTTTTCTTGTTCTTGGGGAATCTAAATCTGCTAAGTCACATACTAGATCAAAATCATCTTGCTCATTTTTAAACCACTCCCACGCTTGGACATGGGCTTTCCTATCTTCCTTTCCATTGCCGTCATATATTAAGTCTTGCAACAGTTGATCAATAGTAGCACGCCATAAACGTACTTGTGACCTATTCTCTCCCCACCTTTCATCAAGCGATTTTGCTGTAAAAAAATGTGGTCGCTTCACTACTCATCAGCTTTTGTGCTCTTCGAGAACTTGGCTAATGTTTTCCATGCACCTTCATTGGTGTATATGGAGCCTAGAAATGCCAAACCTTTTTCCATTTCTGGTTGCAATGAATGATGAGCATGCATGGTATCATGTATAAGTCCTTTGACTTTTATATTATTTTTAAATGATAACCATGATACATCATACGTTTGATTCTGTGCAACCTTAACTGTACGTTCGTCTTCTAATAAATCTTTAACCCATGCCCATGCTTTCGGTTCATCTTCTCGTGACCAATAGTTTTTAAAATGCGGATTGGGCATCCAGAATGGTACGACAATGGAATGTTTTAAAGAGGGGGCAAATCCAATACACCTAGTCTGCCCCTCTGCTGTTTCTATATCGAAAGACAAAGGATTAAGTTCGCCGCATTGATCTATGTACTTACTTTTAAAAGTATATAAGTCATCAATGGTTGGCTCAATCCATAGCTCTCGTTCTATGTAATTAATATTTTTAAATTCTGATTCTCTTTTAGCTTTCTTAAAGTCTGAAAAAACATGTGCCCTAAAGTCATAGTTCTTTAGAACGGAAGAGGGTGGGTAAGAAGTTATTATTTTAAACTCCCTATTTAAATAAGGAACACTTGAAGGAATGATGGCACCCCTATATGCCTTGACCTTATCGAATCCCGTTAGTGCCCACAATGAAACGCCTCCCATTGCTATAATAACATTGGGATTTGTTTCATTGAGTTCGTTGTACAAACGTTGTAAATCTTGCTCCATCTCCTGCTTGAGGTAGCCTAAGGTGGTATTCGGATATGATGAACGCCATTCACTTTCTTTGCACAAAGCCTTGTATTCAGAACGTTTATGAAAAAAGTTTTGAGGATTATCTTGGGCAGGTTTTAATTGAAATGTGTGGGTGAGCATGCAATCCTCGACTTGTATCCCTGCCATTCTACAAATCTTACTAATGATATAATCTCCTGCAAGTATCTTATTCAAACGAACTTCATTTGCATTGGGATAGTCCATAACAATGGCTATCTTTGCCCCCTCTTTTAACTGAGAGGGAACACGATTCTTTACAGCATACTCACCCATGATACACTAACCCTTAAGTATTCTAGATACCGAAGCTTGCAGTATATCTTTGTTGCGCCCAACCATTTCGTGTTTAACAATACCACTAAACGATTGACCGATAGTTTGCTCAAGCATTTCGCCAAACGAATTGCCACTCATACCGAGTGTCTTTGACAAAAATGCTTTAAGTGAAATGACAGGATTACCCTGCCTCAGTGCTTTTTTGGTTGCCCAAAATTCCAACCGAGTGCTGTCACAGTTTTCTAAATCTGCATCCGTAATGTCAGATTCCAAAACTGATTGAGCTTTACAGTTGATTCGCACAATTTGGTTTTGATTTTCACCAACCCTATCCGTACGATAACTTGTGATAACAAAATCGTAACTGCCCTCAGGCAACGTTATTGTTTCAGGTATATCCTCTGGATTCATTGATAAAAAGTCAGTAACATCAGCCATTATTTACCTCCTGCTTTGATGTTAATTACATTGTCCTTACCAGACAATCTTTGTCGAGCATTCTTTTGAATAGCTTCAAACAATTTCGCTAAATCTAATGTAGTGTTGGGCTCAATTAATTTTGGAGCCGTTACTTTTAAATCCATGCGATGATCTGAAACTGTACGCAAAGTTCTCTCGACACCTTTGCTTGAACTTCTAGTATCTATTCTGCATACGCAATTAAAATACCTACCCAACTTGGTAGATAATTTGGAACCAACACTAGTTGGGTACGCCTTTGACACACCCAAGTCCCCTTCCATGTACTGCATATGTGTTGTGACTACCACATTACACGGAACTTCTGCACCCGTAATATATTGAATGATGTGCTGAACATCACGCGCGGCTGTTCCCCATTCTGGTTGACTTGCTTGGTCGGTTGGCTTCTTGTTATTAAATACAAGTGCCCCCCTTAAAGCCGCCTCTCCCATCAAGGTCAAACTGTCGATGACCAACACATCTTTAGATGTCCACTTACTTACGGGTCCAAACTCTTCTTCCTCGTCTTTCCAATTAGAAATGAGGGTGACCCCTTTGCGAAAAGCATCTGCCTTTCCAATGGGATCTTTCAACGTAACATAACTAACTCTATTAACTGCGTCAGAATTTAAGAACTCTGGAAGAATAGCTAAGCCGTCGTCGTAATCCAAGATACGTAAATTGTATCCAGAATTTGCCAACTCTGCCAATGAAGCTGTCTTACCAGAGCCACTATCCCCTACGAGTAGTAGCTTAGTCACATCAGTTGATTGATGATTTTTAATACTTGCCATATTTGTCTCCTATAATTTGTCATAGTACCATAATTAAAATAATTGTCAACAATTATTTTTTTCGTAGCTTTAATCCCAAACGGATACGCCTACGATTGCGTCTCTTTCTAGAGCCAATCTTACGTCTGCCTTTGTGCCCCTTCCTTTTCAAGTCAGCTTTACTCATTGCATTTTATAGAGTCTTCTACTTTGCTACAATAAAACTCTCTTGCTTTTTGTTTCATTTTATTTTGTCTAGTTAATATCTTTTCTTTTTTAGAAGGGTTGGGGTCACCTTCCAAAACCGTATCAATAACTTTAACTGTTTCTCTTGCGACCATAAAGGCACACCCATTTAAACTGAATAGAAATAATAACAACATTATTATTCTCATTTATTTTTTCGCGCCTCTGCCAAACTTATTACATTATCCACCACTAAATCTGGGTGGGGTTCCCTTATAAAATCTTCCTTCAATATAGCTTCACGATGATCTGGTTGCTCGGAACATACACCTCTAAACTTACACCCACCATAGTTACCACACGATGTAAAGTTAGCGGGGTAATATTGATTGGTGCTATATGCGTCAGCTAAAGACACAGCATACTGACAATCATGATACCATTCTTTGATAGAGTCGGGTGATACATTGAATATGTTTCTATTAAAACGGCAGAAGTTTGCCGCTGTTTGTACTGCGTCAACAATAAAGCCTGCAATATTTAAACCTAACATATGTCTCGCCGCCCATATGTAAGCATAGATCTGATTGTTGGGTTCAAAATTTTTAAAATAAAAATCAGTAAGCGTGGTTTTGGTTGTCTTGGTATCACATAAATATAAACGGTTATCCATTTCCACTATCTTATCTATGCGCCCAGATAACCTATGCCCCTGCTCGCCGAAGGGTACTTCAAACCTTTGCTCTAGGCAGGGGGCACCACTAGGCATGGTTGCAATTTTTAAATTATCTTCCCAAAATTCTTCAGCTCTCCATACTATAACTCGAAGGGCGGCTTCAAGATTGCGTACCCTATCTTCACATTTGTTAAGACCTTCGCCGTATTCTTTTATGATGTGAGCTGTTGCCTTGAGCACGGCTTTATCTTTGGTTTTATTTTCAAACTTATACCTATCTAATATCTCAAACCCATCATGAATTGCTGACCCAAATCCCGTGACAGATGCAAACATTTTTAATTTGTATCCCGTCAAGTTGGTGAACTTATACATTCGAGGACACGCTAGAAATGTAGATAAGCTTGACGCGTCCCAAACAATTTGACGTGAGTTATCGTTAAGGGTTATATATTTTTTTAATTTCTCTGGCTGTTCCACCACACACTCCTTTAATTAAATTAATAACAGAATAACTATACTCATTACAATTAATGATGCTACTAAATACAAAAATAGTTGAGTATGTTTTACCATAAACAACCATTCTTTTTTTCTTAAATCTTTTGGTCTTTTATTTACCACGTTCTTCTCCATAGATATCAAAGTGCCGTTCAAGAACTGACTTCCTATCTTCAGCTTGTGCTATATTATCTAACATCTTAGCCATTTCTTCGGTGTGTTGGGGGTGTTCCCCAATACCTACAGAATTTTCAAAAAAAATTTGAAGTCTAGCTTTTGCGTCCAACACATCTGCTTCTGCTTGAGCGCGTAAGGAATCATATAAAGCTTTGGGTATATAATTATACATCACCCACCAACACATCTAATATATTATCGCCGACGGGTTCGGGCGCTTTTGTTCTAGCGGCTTTTGCTGAGGGAACTTTCCCTGCTTTTTCTGCCGACCGTATGTTTTCCCTAGTCTTTTTTAAATAAGCAATGATAGTTTTAATATCCTTCTCACTCTCTGCCAATTCAACGGGGTCTTTTTCCAACAGCTCTGTTGGTATAACTAATTCTTCTACTGTTTCTTTTTTCTTTGGCACTATTTATCCTTTGGTTTTGTAACTCTTTTGAATTTTCTACCTACAAAAAATACAATTAAGTTAACGATTGTGTTGGTAGTAACCATAATCAGCAACCACCATTGCCATATTTCTATCTTTGTCATTTATACCACATGATCATAGCCATGCCCACCATACATATTACTAATAACATTAATCCATAGTCTTGAAAAAATTCCATAAACTTTCTTCGCCTTTCCACCACCTCTAGTGCTTTGTTTACTTTCCTCTGTATATCTTCTTTGTCTTTTTTAGAAAAGATGGTTGTCAATCTGGGTCCGTCCCCCCATAACTAATGTTATCCCAATTATCTTCGGAAGCTTCAGAAACTACGGGCTCTACTGCCAGAATTTTTGCGTCTGGAATTGTTACTAATGTTCGGGTTAATTTATTTGACACATAAGTTCGAGAGGGTTTATCAAATTTCATATCCCCTTCCATAACTTTTTTTGCCGCTTCAGTTTTATCTTTAGCCGCAATCTCCCAATGCTGTGTATAGCAATGCGAAGTAGTCACATCATATTTTTTCATCACACACTTCTCCTTATTAAAATTATATCATACATTAATTGCTGACATCTGTCAACAACTTTTTAATGTATGGTTTTCTTTGTCGGTGAGTATTCCCAATCGTCAAAAGGACTAGGCTTTTGCCCTGCCTTTAAAGTTTCGGCAATATCTTTTTCAATCAACTGTCCAAAGGTGGATATGTTGTGCATAACACCAGCAAATATTCTGATGGTATGGTAACTGCCCCCTTCAATCATTGACATACGCAATCCCAATTCAATAAGAGCTGAGTTGATTATATGCAATGGATATTTTTCTGATAGCTTGGCTATCGGCTCACGCATAATGTCAATACATTCCTTGAACATTAGGTCTTGGCTTTGTCTCGTTTCTTTTTTCATAGTTCTTCTCCTCTCTCTGTTGTTAGGTTTAAAGATTTATTTTCCAATGAAGATGTTATCATAATTCCACCCACATTGCTAGTTAAAATTAAATGATTATATTTATTTTCATCTACATCTTCTTTGTCTTTCATCTGTTCTCTGTAAGCTTTTATATATTTATACATACGCATACGCATAGCAAAAGAATTATCATGCTTAACAAAGACGGACGGTGTCATTGACTCGCTGTTATCTAGGTGTTCGACGGCTTTTTCCAAAGCGTTCGAAATATCTGTCGACTGCAATAGGTTGTGTGTCTTCGGATTGAACGGCATATTTCTCCTGTTCTACTTCATAATCGTTTAAGTCTAAATTTAAATCATCATTGAAGTTGTCATGCTGATTCTTTTCCCATAGATGATAGCCGTCTACCACATGATCGGCTTCTCTTTCTTCCTCAATCAAAGGAAAAATTTCTTCCTTTGTTATTGGGGTTTTCTTTACTTTTTTCTTTTTGATTTTACCCATATACTAACTCCTATGTATGTAAAAAATAATAGTATAAGAAATGCAAACGGATTTCTGTATTCCTTATCGGTAACAAAAGCCACCATAATAGATAGTGGCACACAAGTCAAGGCTAAAAACACCGTGACTCTGGCAATTAGATCAATCATTTCAACCACTCCTTTGTTCCTTCGTTTTCTTTGACACGATTTGATGCTGTTGTAGTTGCGTAAGGTGTGGGATATATAAAAGCTATCGCTTTTGAAGGCTCACCCTCTGGATAATCCACATCATATGTGTCTATCATAAACGGCACATATCCTGCCCCACATTCTACGGCTGTCACTCGTGCCATACATTCTGGGGTTACCGAATATAACTCCCCTTTAATTCTGAAACCCTCATCATTTTTCAACACCATTATAGGACAACCATAATCGTGCATATCCCAGTTGCTTTCCTCCGTAGAGCAAACTCCTAGAAATTCTGATGAATTGCCCAGTACACTATGCAAGGTGCCCCCTTTTTTGAGAGTGCCATACACAAATAGATTACTTCTATCTGTTTCTACTTCTGTATCATTCATTGTTTACCTCCTTCAGTTGCGTTATCTTTTTGACACAAGCCTTTGGTATAGTGCAACCACCCCCACCCATTTGTGCGTCCTCATCAAAGGACGATACAAGTATGATATTATCCTTATCTTCTGCCAAAATCCAACCGACACAAGTGACGGGTTTCAATGTTTGTTTTGATAATTCATCAAGCTCTTGCCAAGTGTTATCGTCCGACATAGCGTCGGACCAATCAACTCGTACGATTTTCAGTTCATCTAATTTATAGTTCATGATCCCTCTCTATTGTTCCTTCATATTCCTCAATCCATTCCTCAAACACATCATCAAGTTTCTCCCTCGTAAATGAAATGGGGTGTTCTTCAATTGGCTGTTCCTTAAACAATTCTTTTTGTTTTAGATTGCGTACTTTTATTCTGATGGCTCTCATCTTTTTGTCCTTGTTCCATATCATAAAAGCATACTCCTCATCATAAAGAAATATAACTCTCTTCCCCAATCTCTTAACACGAATGGGATAGCATTCCCTATCATCTGGTTTCCATTCACTTCGGCTTGAATTTTGTGACATTATCTGTGCTGAATAATCAGCCACCATATCCTTTGCAATTTGTGGTGTTCGTCTACGAAAATAGATAGGTCTTTTAGTTCTCTTTACCACTTGAACAACATCTTCCCATACATCTGTACAAGTTTCCTCATTCGCCAACCATTCATCAACCACATTTCCATCATCATCTTCTTGATGTTCATAGTATGGGTGTATGTATCGTATCTGTTGTGCGTGTGGTGGTAACCAATTAAGTATTCGCATATCTTATCACTCCTCTCCGTCCCAATCTAAAGTTGATTCATATTTTCCACTTATATATTTCGCCGTTCGTGGATAGTTAAACAAGGTAGGGTTTATATGTTTAAGAAGAACAATAACATTATCTATATGATCATTAACTTTTTTATTATCACTAATGCTTTTAATAACTTCCAACTGTTCAACACTACCCATTAGGTCTTGCTCTTGAAATTTATTTAACATCACACACTCCTTTGTTAAGGGTTAAATCCTAGCTATACTAACATAGATAGGAAATTTGTCAAGAGATTTCTCTCGATAGACTCCGATAGGTCTCGACATTACTCGAGGGTTCCTACTTTTGAGAAACACCCCCTATATTTCTGCCATTATCCCTTATATACATACGATATATAATATATATATATATATATACTATATGTAGTAGGTAAGAGGGATAGCAACATACAACTCGCCACTTGCCCCCTTACCTTGATTTTAGGAACCCTCGGAATCTATCGAGTTCTATCGGGGTTATTCGAAAATTAAAATGGATTATCTTCAGCCATTCTTTCTTCGGCAAGTAAGATAGGATCTCTATCCCATTCTTCATCACTTATGTATTGCCTATAATCTTCGGCTGTATTAGGATTAACCCACTTGGTTAAGGTTTGTCTTTCTGTTTGCACAGAATTTGTGAACAGAAAATTAAACCGAAGTTCCTCTGTTTCTTCCTTGTATGGTAGATACATAGACAAAGACAACGCAGGATTTGGTACATAAAAGTCACGATAGTGCAGATTGTGGGTAAGTATTTTCCACATATTAGGTAGACTTGTTTGTGAACGAACATCATTAATATATTTATGTATACTTCGCATTTCTGTCCACTTGCCACTTTGTTTATATGATTCAACCAATCGCCATAAAGAAGTTTGAATGTTTCTTTTACAAGCCAATTCATTTAATTGGAATGAGGTGTATTTACTATATGGATTATAGGTTTTCTCATAGTTAAATTTATTAATTGCTGTACCTTTGAAACAAAATGCTTGGATTAAATTGCTATCCAAATTCTTTTGTTTATCCAACCATATGGCACTCTTTGAATCTCTTGGCAAGACACCAAAGATAATATCCTTTAGATGAATTTCATAAGGGAATCTAGAATACTTATGCCCCCTTGCATTTGCCCATATTAATTCATCGCTGTTAAATCTAGTTGTAAGTACTTGTAATTCTTTCATACCATTCACACTAAATGGTATTCGGAATTTATATTCCCTACCTATTTCCCATTCCAATTTGGGCAAGATCGCAGGAATTTTCATTCTATTTGTCATAGACACCTCCTAATACTAGGTCATAAATGTATTTGGCAATCCCTCGTGGATTTTCCTCACACAAATCTTCAAGTTCATCAAGATCACGATAGCAAACATCTTCCCATTTAAGTTCTTTGCCATTATACATATCATCAAGGTAATTATCTTTAGATTTTGTTTGATCTTTTAAACTTGGATCAATTTGTGTGTAAGGCACAAGTTCTCTTTTTGTGCCACTAGATGTTGGCTTATAATCCGTATGAGAATATCTGCCGTCAACATCATAATGTATGGTAGCTGTATAATCTTTATCAATTAAATCTCTACCAAATAAATCTGATTGATTTTCTTTGGCGATAGTATCTTCATTGATGGCAGTTATTTGTTTATGTTTATTAAATCCATAACCCTCATAGCTACGATTAGAATAGACACCAGAATACCCATAATCATCATCTTCCCAATTCCATTTATCTTTTTTCTTCATCTTATTAGTGTCGAAATCATATTCATAATCCCTAACAGATGAATAGCTTGGTTGTATGGAATAGGTATTGGATAGCCACCCAATATTATCCATTTCTTTACCCTCACTTTCATTATAGATAACAAATTCTTTAGTCTTGCCGTCTAGAAATAAAAGTTTATCCGAGCCAATTAATTCCTCAACCATTTCCTGCCATTCGGCATTGTATAATAGCTTTGGATTAGCTGATAACTGTGGTCTTAATACCCACTTAACGAATTGGTGTGTATCAGATTTGTTATCATCTATCATTGGTGTTGGTAGCTGTGGTCCGTTGTGCATAACCCACATATCTCTATCGTCACCCTTTGATTTGGATAACACTTGAAATGGGTGGCTCATAGCACGACTTGTATCGCCCATAGTATTAAATCTAAAATGCAACCCCATTGGCACATCTAAATCTTTATACTTTGACCACAATTTCTCAATATCTTTGAAAGATTTTGGGGCGATTTTTTGAGTATGCAATTTACCTTGATTGCAAAACATCACACCAAACCCATCAGAATTATTGAGGTAAGCAGTTTCCAACAAACCCAAATTTAATTGTTTTGGATTGTCAGTTTTAATTATAAGACACATAAAAACCCCCTTTAGTTAGTTGCTGTATCTTCCATTTCCCCTTGCCAACTCACTTGGCGAGAGGGTTTCCCACTAACATAACCCTTGCGAATAAGCCACGCAGTAAGGTTTGGATATTGACCTTTGATATGCTCTCTATCCATAAATCGTAGGAATGTTTTATAGTGTAAACTCATACCCGTTAATCCCGTATAATTTTTTGCAAAATGTACGAGAGCATCAGTAAATTCAAGCACTCTATAAAATCCGTGTCGTGATATGTTGCTTTTGAATATTCTCAATTCGATTGTTTCTCTATGAGATAAATTCACAGCTTCATATTTATCTGTATGTTGTGAAAAGTCTTGTATCTTTTTAGGACTTTTCTTTGCCCATTGACCAGAATTTCTCCCAGCAATTCCGTTGATAAATTTTGAATTGGTATCATCATTAATGAATACCAATATTTTACCAATGGAAGTAGGACTTAAAGCTGAACGACTTATATGTATATGAAGTCCTGCCGTATCTGTACCCCAACCTTTTAATTTTGACATACAACTTTTATCCTTGAAAAACTTTTCCCACTCTTGCTTGTGCATACCAAATGTGGCAGGGGCAGTAGTTATTTCAAAGCCATTATCTAGTGAGCCGTCAGATTTGCATTGAGCAAACCCACTTAATACACTATCTGTAATATGATGTGGCATATCATAGGGGCAATCTTTCCGTCTTTCAACTTCCAACTCAACCCCATAATAAATGGTGTCCTTGCTGTGCTTTTCGTGTGGCAATGTTTTAAAACCTAAATCATCTTCCACCCTATGCTCATAATTATATGCCCCAGATTCATTATCTTGTTCGTGGTAATCATCTTCTCCATCATAATCTTCATAATGAACATAAGTTCCACGATAATCTGAATATGTATAATTATCATCACAACAACTTTGACAAATCATAAAATCGCCCTCATAACAAGATTGCATATTATTGTCAAATTCCCAATCGGCACAATCGTTGCACTCATATAATTGTTCGTTATCTTTAATATCCGAAATTAAATCTTGGATTTTATTGTTATCAGAAAATTTATCAGAGAAATTATTAAGAAAAGTTTGACAACTTCTTGCTGACCAATCGCCGAATAATCGTCTATCTCTCAACATACGAATTATATCAGCACGATTGAAATGATTTTCAGTTCTTAAAAAACTTAATAAAGTCATAAGTTCCTCATTGTGTGTGGTGGTGATAGTTAATACCCATAATAAAAAGTCATAAATTTGGCACGAGTACTAAAACGAGATAGCGAGTTTTGGAAATTCGCTAGAATCTCTTTCCGTCTTACCAACATTTTAAAAAGGTATTAAACTACCCACCTATTAAAGCGATTAACAACCACGCTAATTCGCTGTTCAAATATATCAAGAATAATAAACTGAATACTAAAAAGTATTAGCGACATATTTTTCAATACTTGAGTATGCCTTATAAATAAAGCATATTCAAAGATTGTCAATAGTTAATTTCAATAGTTATCCACAACCTATCAAAAAGTTGTGGATAAGTTTATCAGTATGTAAATAATAACAGATAGAAATATAATAGAATTAAACATTAAATTTTCCTAACAATTCTTTATTGATTTGCAATTGTTCATCAGTTGTAAAATCGTCAAATTCCTTATCAATGCATAAATCAATTTTATTGCCCAAATCTTTATCCAAATTAAGTTTCAATTTTAAAAACTCATTTGAATCAAAAATAGGGTTAAAAGCATTAAAAGACTTTTTAAATTTCTTTTGATACTTTACTTTAAATTTTGCCATAAATTCCTTATGATAAAAGATTAAAAAAGGCGTAATTATTACGCCTTATATATTAGTTTTCCGAACTTTTTAATGAGCATTTTTTCCCACTCATTAAGGGTTTTTATAGATCGACCTTGACCAATTTCAATGACCAATTTCGTCCATAACTTTTTGCAATCACGATTATAATTGAAATCGTAAATTTCAAAGTTTTCAATCTTGCCTAGCGATTTTGTGCTATAAACAACGGGCTTTGATTTTTTGGGTGGATTCACATATTGACCACCAAAAAGCATAGTATTGCCCCATTGAATAGGCGTATTCCTATTATCACAAATTCGGCTAGTAGATGTAGATTTTTTGAACATACATACCACCTTTAAAATGTTAAAGAACAGTACCCAAAAGACGCCCTTACACAATGTGCGACTTTAATGCTCTAGTGAGCTTTGGTATCTTTTGAATACCCCCTAAGCATATAGATATAAAAACCATTGTCAACAGCTAATTTGAGATACTTATCCACAGGGTGTGGATAACTTTTAGATAGTCCACTACTCACACCCCTACTTACTACCCCCATTTGATACCTTTTTTAAAAGGAATAACTAGGTATCTACCCCCCGTTGATACTCACTACCCCCTGCTGATACTTGAAACATTCCCCCAAAATCTACGATTTAAAAATGTATGTGTCAAA